GGGGGGGCAACCGTGTCAGTCGCGTTTGACGCGGTAGGCCCGTCGTCGGCCGGGGCGGACTCATCTTCGTCTACGTCCTTGTCGTGGTCGCACACCGCTGCGGCGGGGGCGGAAGTCCTGGTCGGCGTTCAGGTGGACGCCAGCGCAGACGGCGGCCTCACTGCCACGGCCACCTACGCGGGGACATCGATGACCTCGCAAGGCCGGGTGGAGACAACCCTGTCTTCCGGTGGCGGGTTTCTTCAGGTCTTTTCCCTTGGGGGAGTCCCGGGCGGAACCTCCACTGTTGCGATCTCCGTATCAGGCGGCACGCCGAACGATATGTCCGGTGGTTCCGTGTCCTTCACCGGGGCCGGATCGCTCGGAACGCCAGTCACCGTCAATACCGATAACTCGGTCAGCATCACGGTCACCGGTGTCGCTGCTACGTCGATGGTGATTGGCTGTGAGGCGGCCGGAGAATCCATCGGCGCCGCGTCCACTGGCACAGCCAGGGTGGCGGACAACTTTGAGGGGTCCTCAGGTTTCTCCACCGGCAACCTAGCTATTGCCACCAATAGCGGCACCGGATCAGTCACGGTTGCGTGGACGAACACGTTCGTGGGCGCAGCCTCGACGGCACTGCTGGCCGTGGAGATCCAGGCTTCCTCGGCCGGGAGGGTGCTGCCCTTCCGGCCGGGCAAGACGTGGCTACGGCGGTTCCGCCACCGACAGATATGGCTTCCTCCGGCCGCAAGCGCCGCGCAAGCGTACACACAGACGCTAACGACTACGGCTACCGCCTCGGGCGCCCTGCGCTTGCAAATAGGGCGACTGCTTACGACTGCGGTTACCGCAACGGGCGCTTTGACGGTAAAGATAGGGCGCCTGCTTACTACCTCAGCTACAGCTTCCGGTGCCCTGGTACGCCGCGTAAACATAAACCTGGCGGCTACCGCGACTGCGGTCGGCGCGGTTATCCGGGCGATCAGCGTCGCAGAGAAGGGCACGATCACCGCAACCAGCTCGCTGGTCACGAAGATCGTCAAACTGCTTACCCTGGCGGGGCAGGCTACCGCAAGCGCCGCGCTGAAAGTGAAGATTTCGGTCACGCAAGCGGGGCAGGCTACCGCGACGGGCGCGCTGATAAACAAGATCAGTATTGCCCTAAAGGGCACCGCGACGGCAAGCGCAGCGCTCGTGCGCTCGATCCGCAAGACGATCGCGGGCACGGCAACGGCCAGCGGAACGCTCACCACTCTCAAGGCAACCCTGGTCCAGCTCGCCACGCAGGCTACGGCGACCGGCGCCCTCAAGCGGGGCCTGAGCACGGGCCTTGCGGTCAGCGTGACGGCCACGGCGAGCGTCATCCGGGCTTTGAGTCAGCGTTTCGCGGCAACGGCGTCCGCCGTCGCGAGCGTCGTGGCCGCATTCCGCAGCGGAACGGTCCAGCCCCTAAGTGAGCGCACTGGCGGCACAGCCAGCCAGCCAGTTCCGGGGGGCAGCGCTAGCCAGCCTCAGCCGGGCGGCGGCATATCGCAGGCGTCGGCCACTGGTGGCGTCACTCAATCACTGCCGGGCGGTACGGCTTCCGGCTCAAGCCCCGGAGGCGGAATCTCATGACGCAATGGCAAGACCTGAGCGTGATCGAGAATAACGACGTCGTATTCAACCTGAACCTGGCCTACAACGGCGTCCCGTTCGACTTCACGAACTACACGCTGAGCCTGGTATTGAAAGCCTCACCCACGGCTACGGATGCCTCTGGCATCACGTTCACGGTTGGCAGCGGGCTCACGGTGGTAGCCGCAAAGCTGGGCAAGGTGAACTGGTCGCTGCTCCACGCGAATACGGGAACCCCCGGGCAGCGGTGGTGGCGGATCGACGCCGTTGACGGCAGCAGTGACCGCACCACGTTCATATTCGGCAACTTCTTCGTGATGGCAGCTTAGAGGGGACGGTTCATGAGTTTGTTCCGCCCTTCCGAGACGCGAGGTGGCGGCGCCGTAGCCTCCGGCTCACCCACGTACAACCCGTTCGAGAACCCCTCGCTGCCGCTGGCGGCAGTTGGCCTCGATAACGTCTTCGGGCAGATAAACAACGACGCCGGGCAGAACGTCACTGTAGACACCGCTAACTGCGTCCCCACGGTTTACCGCTGCATGGCGCTGCTAAGCACGGTCATTGCCGGGTGCCCGATCAAGGTGTACCGGGGCGCCGAGAAGGAAGAGGTACCTAATCCCCTTCTCGCCATCTACAACCCGGACATGACGTACACGCAGTTCGAGTTGTGGGAACTGGTAGTCGCTCACCTGTGCGGGCACGGTAACGCTTTCGTGTTCAAAAAGCGTGACGGCTTCGGGCGCATTATCGACCTGAAGCCCATTTACCCGGGCGTGGTCGAGGTGAAGCTCGACCGCGACAGCCAGCACAAGATGTTCCTCGTCAAGCGCCTGCGGCCTGACGGCACGATCGACCCGAGCAAGCTGCCTCTGGTTTACACCGACTACGAGGTTATGCACATCGCGGGCTTCGGGACAGACGGGCTGGTTGGCCTGTCGCCCGTTCAGCTAGCTTCGCAGACGATCGGGACGGCACTGGCGGCCGACAAACTGGCGGCGAAGTTCTACTCCTCCGGCTCGCAGCTCGGCGGCATCATCAAGGTCAAGGCGCCGCTGCGCAACCAGGCGCAAGCCGAGGGCATCAAAGCCCGGTGGATGCAGAAGAACGCGGGCGTCGCCCACGCTGGCGACGTCGCCATCCTGGACGCGGAGACGGACTTCCAGAGCGTCACGATCCCCCCGGACCAGCTTCAGTTCCTTGAGTCACGCCGCTGGCAGACGAACGAGATCGCCCGCCTGTACGGCGTCCCCCCGCACCTCGTAGGCGACGTGGAGAAGTCAACGTCATGGGGCACGGGGATCGAGGTCCAGAACGTCGGCCTCGTGACGTACACCGCTTCGAGTTACACGAAGCGGATCGAGCAGAGGGTTACCCGCGAGGTTGTGGCGACTCGCGGGCAGTGCGCCGAGTTCGACCTAAATGACCTTATGCGTGGCAGCACGCTTGAGCGCTATCAAGCGCTGGCAGTTGCGGTTGGCGGCCCGTGGATGAGCCGCAACGAGGCGCGCGTCACCGAAAACAGAGTGCCGCTCACCACCGACCCGGATTACGACGAGCTTCTGCCGCCGCAGGGGATCGGGCCTCAGGACGGCGACCAGCAACCACAGGGAAACGGGAAGAAGAATGGCAAACAAAACGCCTCCGGCTCGTAACCAGCTCACGCATTCCAAGACGGGGGTTGTGCTGCCCGCCTCGGAGGCGACCGCCATCGCTGCGGGCGACACAATCATCTTCCAGAACAACGGCAATACCATTCTGCGGCTCGCCGTGACCCTGGCAGGAACGGGCACAATTCTGGGCCTTGTCTCCGCGAACAACCAGGCGCTCACCCTCTCCACTCCCGAGATGCTGATTGGCCCGCTGGACCCGGGGGTTTACGGCAGCACCGTAACCATCACCACGGCGACAGCGACCGGCAGTTGTGCCCTCTACAACATGCCGCCACGCTTCTCGAACGGCTATTGCAACCCGTTCGAGACGAACGTGGTCAACCCGGATTCCCCCTGAGGATCATTCATGGAATATCGCGAGTTCCGCGCCGAGGTGGCAGAGGCGGAGGAGGGCCGGAAGCTTACCGGCCTTGTGACGCCATTCGATCGTGAGGCCACCATTGGCGATCTGAAGCGCGGTGGCTGGGTCGAAACTGCCCGCAGCGGAATGTTCAAGAAGACGCTGCGCGAGGGCGACGCCCTCATGTGCTACCAGCACGACCTGACAAAGCCGATGGCGCGCAAGAGCGCGGGGAACCTCGACCTGGCCGAGGGAACGCGCGACGGCGAGAAGGGCCTGCTTGTCGGCGCCGACCCGGTGGACACGAGCTATACCCGTGACTGCATGGCGCTGGTCCGCGGCAAGGTCATCAAGGGCATGTCCTTCGGTTTCAACGTCGTGAAGGACTCGTGGACCGACAACGACGGGAACCCGAGCGACCGCATGAGCGGCACTCGCCGCGAGCTGCTGGAGGTCCAGCTCATCGAGGTATCGCCGGTTACCCGGCCCGCCTACGGAGGTACTTCCATTTCCGCCCGAGACGAAGCTTCCGCTCTCCTTGAAGAGCGCGCAAGCAATATCAACACCGCGGGGCGCAAGAAGCTCGCCGCGAAAGGGCAAGCGCTTCCCGATGGCAGCTACCCGATTCCCGACGTCTCGCACCTGCACGCGGCTGCGGTGCTCGCAGCGTCCGGGCACGGAAACTGGAAAGCGGCGAAGCGGCTTGTGCGCAGGCGCGCGAGGGAGCTTGGAGTTGACGTGACGACCCTCCCCGGT